CGGAGGCGGATTCTAGGGGTAAGTTTGGACGCGTACTCGCAGAGGTTTGGGTGTGTGAAGATGGTGTGTGGACCAATGTGAATCAGTGGTTGGTTGATGAGGGATACGCCGTACCATACGGTGCACAGAACAAATCCCTTGTTGAGGGACTTCATCTAGAAAATCGTAAGAAGCTCATCGAACGTGGTGAGGTTCAGGCATAAGGATACTTGTGCACCCATAAATTACAAACCCATTTCTCCCCGGACTTTACAGGTTGCCCACCATGTAAAGCATCGGACGTGTCCAACCCATAGTTATCCAATGTGTGGAAAAAGAGTGCATCACCAGCTTTGAGTTTATACTTTTCATTTAGATACGGGAAAGCTGTTTCACCCCCCTCATACTCATCATTGAGAGCTATGATGAAAGTGTACAACCTCTTGTTCTTGTCTTGATAAAAGACATCTTGGTGAGGATTATAATGTCCATCCTCTTTGTACCGTAAAACCTGAAGTTGTTCACAATTTTCGATCGGTCTATCTGTACGACTGACACATCGTTCTACGACATTTCTAATTATAGGGTCTTCAGTACTTAACCAAGCTGTTTCACTTTTTCGTATTTGTTCATCAACTCTTCTATCCTTATCTACAGTTGATACATGCAATTTACTTTTTGCTTCTTGTTTAATATGGATACACTCCTTTTCACTCAAAAAATTTTCTATTACCACCGGTTTGGGATATGTGGGAAGTAGGTACGCCAATAATACAATGAGAAACAATAGAATGACCATCTTACTGTATTCATAGAATTATTTTTCTAGGAAATGCAGAGTTGTACCTTTTACGAATTACAGTGAATATTTCATCACTATAATCGACAAGTTTTTCTATGATTCCGAATATTTCATCATGTTTTTCTTGATCAAGTATATATTGTCTTAGAAGATCTCCACCTGTATTAGATATCATTTCAAATATTTGTGAGATATCTCTTGACTTATCTAGAAACTTTTCTTGACGTTGAAGTAAAATTTTAAATAAGTCTTCAGTCATCTCGTTTAACATATAAGATATTCTAAGTTGTAGATTATCCGGGGGTTGAAGATCCATAAACATTAGATCACGTTCACATTGGTATACAATTATAGCAAACGATAGTATTTTGTTCGATGCACCAACTGTTCTAAGCTCTCTAAATGTAGGTGTACCACCACATGGTATGTCCCCGTGTTCTCTAGATGACATTGTCTTCTTTTTGAACTCTATGAAATGAGGGTTGTGGATACGCCCAGTTTCTATTTGACCAGTTCGCCAGTCAAAAGCTGTATGACAACTTGTACACCACATCTGTGCACACCCACTTGTTTTATAAATAACTGTACCACACTTTGGACATGATTTACTATCCCTATTTAAAAGTTCCATGGTTTCGACAGTGTGTGGATCGCATTCATGATCATCTGTGAGTAATTCGTTACATTTCTTACAATAGTGTTTATCACACAATCCACAATACCAATTTTCATTCAGAAAACCTTTACATTCCTCATGTGGGCATTGGCGGACAAATGATGTCTGTTCGTGATCAATCCCATTTGTACGTAGTTGTTCTATATGTCTCCACACATTTTCCATCTCTCTATAGAGATCTCGAATCTCTATCGTTATTAGAGGGTTTTCATCTGGGTTATTCTGATGTCTATGATGTAGTTCTAATAGTTGTGATCTTTGAGTATCTAGTATGATTCTTAGTTTCCTCATTTGAAGAATTCTCTCAACCTCGGGTTGTGTCTCTGGCATTCGTGCTTTTTCTCTTTCGAATAGTACGATCTCACGGCGTCGCTTGAGTTCTGTATTTCGAAAATACTTTGTACAAAATGAATCTACAAATTCACGATTCCATGGAGTTTTACAACCCATACAGTGTGGGTCTTCAAATGAAGAAAGTATATATCTTTGACTACATGAACGACAACTTGATAGATCACAGAATGGGCATTCAACTTTTTTGTGATTTATCTTGTTGAATTTTTCACAACATACACCACATGTAGACATTAATATAAAGACGATTTTTTTCTTTAATTAAAGTAATATAACATGGCTATGTACGTTGCAGCAGGAGCTGCACTTTGTATCAGCTCCAGTGTAGCTGCTGTTATGATGAACAAAAAAGAGGAGGAAGTGGCAATACCAGCAGAGCAACCGGAAAAAACCATCGAAAAGAAAGAAGTCGAAGAGATGGGGATTGCTCCAGAACAGCCTCCACCTCCTCCTTCGGAGCCCGAGCAGAAACAACTCACGACACCTAACAGTATGCGTAGCGCATCCACTGTTAATCTTGGTCGTGGTCTGAATTGGAAATTACAGACGTGTGGAAACAGTATGATAGACTCATCAGGTGGGTGGTGTTCTGATTCTAATAACGTTGGTCAATGGATCCAACTCGATAATGGTAAAATTGGAAGTATCTCAGGTGTGATCACCCAGGGGAGGAGAAATGCCTCGCAGTGGGTCAAATCTTTCAAGGTCAAATACAAGGACGAAAGTGGGTCTTGGTGGGACATCGATGGTAAAACATTCCCAGGAAATAAGGACCGCAACTCAAAGGTCACGACCACTTTCAGTAAACCAGTGCTAGCACGTTATATACGTATCTACCCTCAATCATGGGAAAGTTATATGTCTATGCGTGTTGATATGATTGCTGGTGACACGAATACAGATAAGACACCAGCCCTGGGTGACTTACCGTATAGTGCACACAGTAGTTCTGGGAATTGGGCTAGTAACCCTATAGGTACGAGTCATGGTGCGGGTCGTTTAGATTCTAGTAGAGCCTGGTCTGCTAGAAAGACAAGTGATGCGGTAGGTGAATGGTATCAACTTTCCTTAAATACACCCGTAAACATTTCTGGTGTAGTCATGAAAGGACGTCCTGATGCCGCTCAATGGATAACATCCGTTAAAATTCAATACGAAGATGAGAATGGTGGATTTAAGGATGTTGATGGTGGGTTCATTTTTGACGCAAATTATGATCAGAATTCGCTCGTCAAAATATTCTTTGAAAAACCACTTAAAACAAAGGCTATACGCTTTTACCCTCAATCGTGGTTTAGTCATGCATCTGGACGATTCGGTATTTTACGGGGTGGTGAGGTTTCGTCCACAGAGACATACCAAATTATGGGATACACATCTGAATAATTACAATCCATCTACAAAACTAGCAATAATCTCCATCGCGTCCTCTCGACCGTACACAGTTTGTGTAAAAAAGAGAGTCATTTCGGCCTGTCCGTATGACAAGTATGTATCCCGATACTTTTCATATATGGATGCGAGACCATCAAGGTTATTGTCGCACCAATTCTCCACATCCTCCTCAGTCATATCGCGGTGAAGACCCTTCTCGATGAAATCGACAACCTCGTCGCAGAGAGGCATGTCGGTAATCACGGTACAGTCGTCGTCGGGGTGATTCATTTTAGTTACTTTTTACATATTTTTGAGTTTACTTAAGTTTATTGTACTCCTCTTTTGCATTTTCATATGCTTTTTTGACTTGACCGATGGTAGCTGCTCTTGTGATTCTACCCTTGAATGTCCTTTTCTTCTTTTCCCAATCTTCACGTACCCTGTTAGTCGTCCCCTTTGCCAACTTTTTCATCTGGGTGTTGATTTTAGATGTGTAGCTACCCCTTTCCATGAGAGTTGGTGCTTTGTTGTTTTCTTTCTTTTTGAGAGCTTTATTAGCCAAATTCAAAATATTATTAGCTGCATTCAACTGTCTTTTCATATTGTTGGCTACCTTCTTCTTGGCTTCTCTTTCCGCCTTCCGCCTAGCCGCGTTTTCAGCTTCCTTCTTTCGTTGGGCTTCCTTAGCCTCTTCTTTCAATCTCTTTTCCTCCGCGAGTTGATTCTGTATCGTCTTATTAGCAGCGATCGCCTCGTTCCTAATAGCTTTCATCTTATTGAGATTTTGGTTCTTGAAAGCGCTGTTAAGTCGACCCCTGAATATAGTTTTCTTATTTTGAGGTAATTGCTTGAGTGAATTGATAGCGGATATTAACGGTTTCTTATTTTCATTGGTAAGTTTGGGTTTATTGTTTTCAAACGTGGGGTTGTTTTTCATGTTTGGTTCGAATATAGGGTTAGGTTTCATGTTTGGTTTGACATTGTTGTTAGAGTTGGAGTTGTTGTTGTATACAGGCTTTGGTTTTCCATTGATGATGTTATTGTTATTGTTACCAAGTCTCTCACCACCATTGAAGCTACCTCGTTTATTGTTAGCTACAGCCTTGTTCAGTATACCCTTTACAAGGGGTCCAGTAGTGTTAGAAATCTTCTTATTCACTCCATTTTCAAAGAGCTTACGTGTATTGGCAACCTTTTTATTGAGTTTCATCACCATGTTGGCATATTCAGATTGC